ATATTGGAAAGGAGAGGTCGAAAACATGACAGTAAAAGAAAGGCTTGACGCTATGGTTGACATGGCGGACATGGAACAAAAAATGAAAGAGACGCAGGTATACAATACTGCTACCGACGGCGTCTATCCCATAATGACAGGTGGCGTGTGGACACCTGGCAGAATGATATTGGGCGTTCAGATATTTCCACCTGACATTCATGCCGTAGCAAAAGAAGTCGGTGCTGAGGTGTTGGAAACCAAAACTGAATCGTATTTCGTGTACAAAAATATTGCATTTTTCAAGCACAAAGGCGGTGTTCCAAATGCGTTATACGGCTAATGATTGCGTCGGCTGTCCTGACGGGTGCAGATGCTGTGGCAGAGACCGTGATTACACAGTGGTCGAATGCGACAAATGCAGAGAACAGTTAGACCTTGCGAATGAAAATGTTTTCTGCTACGAGGGCAAGGACTACTGCAAGGACTGTTTCCGTGAAATTTTGATTGAAGAAATCAACCAAAACGACGATATTTCAATCTATGAACTTGCCACGCTGGCAGGGGTTGAATATGACGAGGAGGACTATGACGAATGAAAAAACAAATGTCTGCGGAAGATTATCGCAATAATGAGGCATTCAGCCGTTCACAACTTTTCAAGCTGTCAAAGTCGCCTGCACACTTCAAGTATGCTCTTGAAAATCCCGAAGTAGAGACCCCTGCGCTTGCTTTCGGTACAGCCTTTCATGCTTATGTCCTTGAAAAGGACAAGTTCGACAGCGAGTACATAGTCGCTCCGAAGCTTGACAGGCGTACCAAAGAGGGCAAGGCACTTGCGGCTCAGATAGAAGCAAGCGGTAAGATACCCATAAGCGAGGACGCTTTTGCACAGATACAGGCAATGGCTGAAAGTGTGATGTCAAACAAGTATGCTGCCGCTTTGCTAAACGGCGGTGAACATGAAAAATCATACTTCTGGACGGACAAGCTCACGGGGCTTAAACTCAAATGCCGCCCCGACTGCCGAACGGATCTAAGGTCAACGTCTGTCATAGTTGACCTCAAGACTACTGAGAATGCCGATACAGACAGTTTTATGCACAGCTGCATAAAGTACGGCTATGACTTGCAGGCGGCAATGTACACGCAGGGTGTGTCAGAAATTGAGGGCAAGCCCCACAGATTTGTTTTTATCGCTGTGGAAAAGTCACCGCCTTATGCCTGCAACGTCCTTGAAGCTGACGATTTTATCATACAGAAAGGCACAAAAGACCTTAACGACTATCTTTACACTCTCAAGGAGTGTCTTGAAACAGATAACTGGTACAGCTACAACGGCAAAAACGGCGATTTGAACGTCATAAGTTTGCCTGGTTGGCTGGCAAGAGAATACGAATAGGAGGACAAAACAATGGACGAAATAACAGTAACACCAGAAGTACCGCAGAACAGCACTATGCCTCTTGACAACATCAATCAGGGTACAGTCGCTATCGAAGCAAGCAGAGCCATTGCAGAAGCACAGGGCAAGCTTGTTATCGCAAAGAGATTCCCACGCAACGAGATACAGGCTTTTGCCAATATGAAAAAGGCTTGTCAGCGTACAGGGCTTGCAAACAAGGCATTTTACAGCTATCCAAGAGGCGGAGAAACTGTGTCAGGACCAACTATCAGACTTGCCGAAGAACTTGCAAGGTGCTGGGGCAATATCGACTTCGGTATCAAGGAGCTTTCTCAGGACAACGGCAAGTCAGAAATGCAGGCGTATGCTTGGGACTTGGAGACGAACACAATGTCGGTGCAGAATTTCACGAACCCACACGCAAAGGAAGTCAGAGGCAAGATAAAGACCCTCACGAGTTTGCGTGATATCTATGAGAATAACGCCAATATGGCAGGCCGCAGGCTCAGAGCAAGGATACTTGCGGTACTTCCTGCGGACTTTGTGGAAGAGGCAGTCGCCGAATGCAGAAAAACTCTTGCAGGCAAGAATAATATCCCTCTTACGGACCGTGTAAGAAAAATGGTGGTCGAGTTTGAAAAGCTGGGTGTTACACAGGATATGATAGAAAAACGTCTTGGCAGAGGTCTTGACACTATGACAGCCGAAGATCTCACCGACTATATCGGCATTTTCAATTCACTCAAGGATAAGAACACAAAGGTTTCTGAGTGGTTTGAGTATGAGAAGATATCTACAGATATCTCAGCAGAAATTGACCAGCTCCAGACCGAGAAAGAGCAGGTGCTTTAATGCGGGCAAGATTACCCGACGGCTCTGTTATCATCAGTGGTTTTCTCGCAAAGGACGCAGAATACAAACAGGTGGGCGGCAATAACTCGTCGCTCACCAAGTTTTCAGTAAAAGTGGGCGAACGTCAGCCAAAGGTGCAAGGTGAGCGTGGTGAAGCCGTATGGGTGAACTGTCAGTGCTGGCACTCTGTAGCAAGAGCCACAAAGGCGCTGAAAAAGTTTGACGTAGTGCTTTGCGTGGGCAAGGTGGAGAAGAAGCCATATACCAGCAAAGACGGCGAAGAAAAAGTTGACGTACATCTTGTGTGCGAAGCCGTTTTTGTACAGCCTACCGCAGAAGCAGCACCCCCGCAAGAGCTAGGCGGTGACCTTTCCGACTTTGAGGAGGTGTTGAATGATGAGGGAACGCCATTCTGATGATATCATTGACGTTGATGCGAACGAGGAAAAGCATTTTGATATCGACATGAGCGACGCAGAAGCGGTGAAAAACGCCGTTGCTGTAAAGTATACAAAAGACGATTTCCTCTACACAGAGAAGCCATACGAAGCGATATACGATTACAAAAACGACCCTTTCATGCACAATCTGAAAATTGAGCAAATGGCTCAACAGGCGGCGGAGGTGGGCGTAAAGACGTTCAAAGGGCTGTATAAAAACTACGTCAAAATGCGAGAAATGCAGCGTGGGGCGAACGTTATCATCAATAACCCCACTGCGTTTTCAGGTCCGTATATGCAGCTTGACGCAGGCAAATACAATGTTGATGACGGCGGTGTGTATCTTATTGATGAAAGCGGTAACTATCACGTTATCTGCCACCACCCGATCATACCCTTTGAGTGCTTGCAGAACATTGACACAGGTGAAGAGAAGCTCAACATAGCTTACCGCACTCGTGGAGAGTGGCAGGAAAAAGTCGTTTCAAAGGAGATACTATATAACAGCCGAAACATTTCACAGCTAGTTAAATGTGGTGTTGATGTGTCTTCTGAAACTGCCAAAGAGCTTGTTTCATACTTTCAGGAGATAGAGAGCCTTAACCGCAATTCTCTGCCACTGAAAAGATCAGTGGGCAGGCTTGGCTACATAAACGGTGCAGGCTTTTCACCATACGTTGAGGGACTGACATTTGACGGTGAGCAGAATTATTCCACCATTTTTAGTGCTATAAAAAGTCATGGCAGTTATGAGAAATGGAAAAAAGTCGCTATAGATTGCCGCAGGAAAAGCGTGATCGCAAAGATATTTCTTGCGGCAAGCTTCGCAAGTGCGCTTATTCAGCCGCTAGGCGGTCTGCCGTTTTTCGTTCACTTGTGGGGCGTTGATTCAGGCACAGGCAAAACAGTTGCTTTAATGCTTGCGGCTTCCGTTTGGGGAACCCCCGAAATGGGCGAATACATTCAGACGTTCAACAGCACAGTTGTCGGCCATGAGCGAACAGCAGCGTTTCTCAACAGCCTGCCGTTTCTCATTGACGAACTCCAGCTGAGCAAAGATAGTCACGGCAGAAGCCGATTTGACGTTTATCAGCTCGCTCAGGGCGTTGGACGTTCTAGGGGCACGAAAACAGGCGGAATAGAGCGTACACCGACATGGCGAAACACTATACTTACCACAGGCGAAAGCCCTATAGTGGGCGGTTCAGCAGGTGCAGGAGCGGTAAACAGGGTTATCGACATTGAATGTACAGCAAACAATATCGTGATAGCAGACGGCATGGCAGTATCGGCGGTGATAAAACAAAACTATGGTTTTGCAGGGCGAGAGTTCGTCGCAAAACTGTCCTCTCAAAAAGCCTTGACAATGACACAAGAGGTCTATAACGATTATTTCACCAAGCTCTGCAAGTCGGATACAACGGAAAAGCAGGCAATGGCAGCGGCAATGATACTCACGGCTGATATGATTGCAGAAGCGTCCGTGTTCAAAACGAACGAGCCACTAACAATTGACGATATCTCACAGTATTTGCAGACCAAAAAATCGGTATCAGCAGGTGAACGAGGCTATCAGTATATGTGCGATTGGGTGGCGTCCAACAGTAAACGCTTTGCGACAGGCGAAGACAATAACGGTGAAGTGTTTGGACTTATCCAGGGCGATTTTGCGTATATCATTCGCTCAAAATTCGATGAAGCGGCTTCAAAACAGGGTTTCGACACAAGGGCGTTGCTTAGTTGGCTGAAATCTAACGGCAAGATACTTGTAAGAGGGCGCAACAACACTCGTGGCAAGCGTATCGGTGGCGTGAACGTTGAGTGCGTTGTGCTGAGATTGCCAGATGAAACACCGGACTATTACACCGAAGAAGAAATGCGTGGGACGGATATATCGGATTTCGGCATTTTGTGAGACATAAGTCCCACGAGGAAAACGGCGTAAATGCGTGGTTTTCTGCATAGTGTGGGACTGTGGGACATTTTCCCCCTATATATACCTGTTTTAAATAGGTGATATAGAATCACGGCTTTGTTCACACATCGTTAAAATATATGTGTGTTTTCCTATATAGGAAAATGTGCGAATTTGTCCCACAGTCCCACAACACCCCGAAAAGTGCGTAAATACGCATAGTTTTCGTGTGGGACGTTTGTCCCACACTGTCCCCCACGTCCCACATAAGGAGGTAAAAAACATCAAATGAATGCAAGAATAAAACTCCGTGACTATCAGCAGGAGTGTATAGATAAGATAACGCAGGCAGGGCATGGAAAACATCTTGTACAAATGGCGACAGGTCTTGGTAAGACAGTGACCTTTGCAAATATACCACGTCATGGACGTATGCTCATTCTGTCGCACAGAGAGGAACTTGTAAATCAGCCTCTGAAATACTTTGACTGCACAAAGGGCGTTGAAATGTCAAAGTACCATACCGACGGCAGTGAAGAGGTGGTTTCTGCAAGTATCCAGACCATGACACATAGGCTTGACAGGTTTTCACCTGATGATTTTGATATCATCATAGTAGACGAAGCACACCATGCAGCAGCAAACAGTTACAAAACTGTCATAGATCACTTCGCACCACGTCTTCTGTTGGGCTTCACGGCAACACCTAACAGGGCTGACAAATGCAGACTGAATGATGTGTTTGATGATATCATATTTCAACGTGACCTGCGTTGGGGCATTGAACATGGTTATCTGTGTGATATCCTCTGCAAACGTGCCGACATAGGCTATGACCTTTCAGCGGTACATACACGGCTTGGCGACTACGCTCCAGGCGAGCTAGCAGAAGCAATGGACGGCACTGCGGACGCTATAGCACAAGCGTATAGAGAACACGCCAAAGGTGCAACGCTTATTTTTGCGGTATCTGTAGAGCAGTGCTACGAGATAGCAAAACGCATCGAGGGGGCTGAGGTAGTCACAGGTCAGACTAAGGATAGGGCTGATATAATACGCCGTTTTACTCAGCGTGAGATACCTTGTCTTGTGAATTGCATGGTGTTCACAGAGGGGACGGACATTCCTCTTGTGGAAACTGTTATCATAGCAAGACCCACACAGTCAGACGCATTGTATACGCAAATGGTAGGCAGAGGGCTAAGACTGCACCCCGACAAAGACAAGCTCACACTCATCGACTGCGTAGGAGTAACAGGCAAGGCAAGCCTGAGAACAGCTCCAAGTTTGCTCGGCATCGACATTTCAGAATTACCAAAGAAGAGTCAGGACAAAATGGAGGGAATGCTATTTGAGCTTCCTGAAAAGGCTGCTATGATGTCGGATTGTCCTGAAAGCTGGATAAAGAATGTTCGTATCGTTGACTTGTGGGCGCAGGAGCAGAAATATAATACCCATGACGTGAACTGGTTTAAGCTGCCGGATGGCGATATGAAATGCAGTCTTGGCAAGGGAAAAACGCTGAGGATATCTGCACCCGACGCTTTGGGCATGGCAATATGGCAGGGACAGAAAATGCCTATGCAGCAGGCTCTTGATGAGGCGTACACTCTTCTTTGCGAACGTGAGGCAGACAGCAAATACATATGGGACTTGAATATTTGCCGCAAGTGGGGCAAAGCACCTGCTACAGACAGTCAGAAAAATCTTATCCGCAAGCGTGGCAGGAAGTATCTCAACAATTCGGATATCGACATAGAAAATCTGACGAAATTTGAAGCAAGTCAGATACTCAACAGGATAATCAAGGGGTGAGGATATGGCAAGAAATGAAGACAGAGAGCAAATGGCCCTTATCAAGTGGACGCAGCAGGCAAGCATACGCAAGGCTTATCCTGAACTCAAACTGCTCTTTCACATACCGAATGAACGTCATTGTGACCCAAGAGAGGGCAAAAGATTAAAGCTTATGGGTGTGAAGTCAGGCGTTCCTGATCTGTTCCTGCCTGTGGCAAGGGGAAGAAACAAAGGGCTGTTCATAGAACTCAAAGCGGAGAATGGCAAGCCCTCAGACAATCAGATGTGGTGGTTTGCGGAGCTTGGCAAGCAGGACTATTTGGCGGCGATATGCTACGGCTGGAAGCAGGCAGCTGATATGCTAATGCACTATCTTGGCGGTGATGATAATGCTGGTCAAAACTGAGGTCATAAAGAAAGCAGACGAGCTGAACAGAATGGCGGCAAAGCTTCTGCCACTGCCAAAGGGGCTGACACAGGCAGAACAGCTTTTATACAAGTCGCTTTGCATTGTGTACCGAGAGTTCAGAGCAGGGCAGATAGACAAGAAACGGGCGCTTGATGAAAAGCAGGAACTATACAAGGCATACATCAATGGGGCTTATGCACTTGATCTATGGCAGACATATGGGGAATATGCTAAGGTGTTTCAGAAATGTCAGTATGAGATACATCATGACGGCTGTGAGGTTTGTAAACGTCTCAATGATATCCTATGCGGTATGGGGGAGGGGCAAAGCCAATGAAACACACTGACCACACCCTATGCTGGCACTGCCGCCACGCAGTACCGACAAAGGATAAGATAACAGGAGAATACCTCACAGGCTGTGCATGGTCCATAGACCGCAGACCGGTTGAGGGTTGGAGGACGTGTCAGCACAGAATGTATGAGGCGCAAAAGGGTGGTATGATACATTCGTATACGGTGACTGAGTGCCCTGAATTTGAGGAGGGATAAAAGTGAAAAGCTATGAGGAGCGTACCAAAGACAATGAACAGAAGATAGCAGCTTTCCAAACTAAGCAGAAAATGCCGTATGAGTTCAAGGTCAAATACGCTGAGGTCAGAGTAAGGGAGTTCATTCGTGAATGTGACAAAAGAAATCTGAATACGCACATATCGGTAGGCGGACTTGACAGCATAACGCTTTTGAAATTTATACATGATTACTGTGGTTTCAGTTATGTTCCAGGTGTATCGGTATCTAGTCTTGAAGACAAATCTATTCAGCAGATACACGAGCAACTTGGAGTGATAAAGTTAAGCCCATACAAGTCAAAAATAGATATCATACGGGAATATGGTTTTCCTGTACTATCAAAAGAAACAGCCGCAAAAATAGAACTGCTTGCACACCCTACGGACAAGAACAAGACAGTTCGTCACGCTATCATAACGGGTGAAACGGGAGAGTATGGCGGTTTTCGCAAGCATACAAGAATGCAGCTTTCTCGGCGCTGGCTTGAACTGTTTGGCGGTTACGAAAATGAAAACGAGGGCGTTGACTACAAGATACCGCCGTTTAAGGTATCATCACAATGCTGTTTCTGGATGAAAGAAAAACCGTGTGATGATTGGGCAAAGCAACACAAGAGCGTGCCGTTCTTAGGACTTATGGCAAGTGAGGGTGGCAGACGTGAAAAATCGCTAATGCTTAACGGCTGCAATTACTTTGGCAAAAGCACGATACGTTCAGCGCCATTTGCCATATTTACAAGGCAGGACTTGCTACAACTTGCACTTGACCTGAATGTGCCTGTGCCTACAATCTATGGCGAGATAAAACGTGACTTTGACGGAAAGCTTTGCACAACAAAGGCTCAGCGTACAGGCTGCTCAATGTGCGGTTTCGGCATACATATGGAACAGCGCCCTCACCGATTTGACAGGCTTCGTGAAAGAAATGAAAAAGAGTGGGATTTCTGGATGAACAAGTGCTGTGAAGATGCTGACGGCACAAAGTACGGCTGGGGAAGAGTTCTTGACTATATCGGCGTTGAATGGCGTGACAAAGTATTCGATATGAAAAATAACCAGCTTAGCTTGTTGGATATTGAGGAGGGATAGCCTATGGAAAGAAACGACCCTATGACCATGTCACGCCTGAAAGCCTACCGCAGGAACGCCTCAGCCATTGAGGACATCAAGGCGGAGCTTTCGGGCAAGTACGTTGCCGACAGTATCAGCGTATGCACTCCACCGTCCTACACACCACACAGCACACGCATAGACGGCTTTCTGCCGAGTGGTGATACACTTTCATTGCTGTGCGAGCAGGCACGGCTAGAGCGTGAGCAGAGGTCTGTGGAGGAGTTTATCAAGGGGATAGAGGACTATCAGACACGGCGAATGTTCGTGCTGAAATTCATCAAGGGTAAGACGTACTTGCAGATAGCTATGCAGGTAAGCGGTGGGAGAATGTCGGAGAGCGGAGTGCGAATGAAAATTCAAAGATATTTGCAAGAAAAGTGAAAGTTGTGCGGTTTGTGCGTTTTACCTGTGTTATAATTTAAACTGAGGAAAGTGTAGATGTACCTCAGACGAGCATTTTCGTTAAAAACACCTCCAATTTTCTAAGCCCCGTAAGGGGCTTATGCAGGTCGAGAGCGAGCCACCGCTCAGATCTGCTCCACCATTTACAAAACTCCTTATAATATATTTGTGAGAGGCACTCCTATGGGGTGCCTTTTGCGTTGCACGGAGGTATACAATGCCAGTACCACGCCCCGACCGAAACGGCTCACATCAAACACAGTTCCGCATCAACAAGAAGAAAATCTATGCTACCCAAACAGTCTGCGGTATCTGCGGTAAACCTGTTGATTTTTCCTTGAAGTATCCGCACCCACTGTCAGCTTGCATTGATCATATCATACCCATTGCAAAAGGCGGTCACCCCTCAGCCCTTGAAAACCTACAGCTTGCTCATTGGTGTTGCAATCGTCAGAAATCTGATAAATTGGTAGAAAAACAGGTGTTTGACCAAAAGGTAGAAGCCGTATCCAACCGTGTTTTACCGCAAACTTTTGATTGGAAGTCGATTTAAACACGAATTTCCACGAAATTTCCAATTTTTTTGAGCATATGGGGGCATACCGCCCCCTTTGAGGGTACTTTTCACGTTCACGCCTTCATTGTGTAAATATCTCGCAGAATTTTAAACAGGAGCAAAAATATGACAAACGAAATATACGGAATTGACTATCTGCAACGCAGACTTGCCGATAAACAAACACGAGTGCTATTGAGATATAAGTACTACGAAATGAAAAATAACGCACAGGACTTTTCGAGCCTTGCTCCCGAAAAATTCAAGGGGCTAAAGGAAACTGTCGGTTGGTGTGCGAAAGCAGTCGATAGCCTTGCTGACCGCTTGCAGTTCGATGAATTTCAAAATGATGAATTTGATCTGAGCGAAATATTCTTGTCAAACAATCAGGATATACTCATTGACTCTGCGGTGCTTTCGGCTCTTATCTCAGCGTGTTCTTTCGTCTATATCCGAGAAGATAACGGCTATCCTCGCCTGCAGGTAATTGACGGCTCAAATGCCACCGGTATTATTGATCCTGTGACAAATCTGCTTACAGAGGGCTATGCAGTGCTTGAGCGTGACAGCATGGGCGTTGTAAAGACAGAGGCTTATTTCATGGCAGGCATGACGGAAATATACTCCCATGGTGTGCTTGTTCAGCGTATACCAAACGCTGCACCATATGCACTGCTCGTGCCGATAATATATCGTCCTGACGCAAAGCGCCCTTTCGGTCACAGCCGTATTTCAAGAGCCTGCATTGCCTATACGCAGACAGCTCTCAGAACTATAAAACGCTCTGAGGTGTCGGCTGAATTTTACAGCTTTCCTCAAAAATATGTGCTTGGATTATCTGAGGACGCAGAGTTCAATAACCGCCTTGCTGCGATATCCTCTTTTCTGAATTTCACGAAAGACGGCGACGGCGATCACCCCATTGTAGGACAGTTTCAACAGCAATCAATGACGCCATATACTGAACAGCTGAGAACACTTGCAAGCCTGTTCGCAGGAGAAACAGGACTGACCCTTGATGACTTGGGCTTTGCCACCGAAAACCCCTCCAGCGCAGAGGCTATCAAGGCAGGTCATGAAAACCTACGATTAACGGCACGCAAGGCACAGAGGACGTTCGGAACAGGTCTGCTCAATGTGGGCTATCTTGCCGTTTGTATCCGTGACAGATACGCATATCAAAGAGATGCGTTCAGAGATACAAAAGTCGCATGGCTGCCTATCTTCGAGCCTGACGCTGCGGCACTCTCGGGTGTGGGCGACGCTATCTTGAAGATAAACCAGGCTGTTCCTGACTACTTAGGTGCAAGAAACATAAAGGCTCTCACAGGTATGGAGAGTGACGGCAAATGAGTGCGCTTTCAGACAAAATAAAAAGCGACCTTATCAAGCTTTCAAAGAGCAACGGGCACTTGCAGAGCATTATAAAAAGGCTTGAAAGCGGTAACGCAAATCTTAGTGATGTTGATGACTTCGCACAGGCAACAGGAGCTGTGCTGAAAAAAGTCTTTGAGAAAAGCATAAGCGAAAGTCCAAAGGCTTTTACAGATGAACAGCTTATTGCTGAGATACTCGGTGATATATTCGGTGATAATTACGAGCTTATAAACTCTGTGGCTGAGAATATCCAAAAACAGCTTGATAAGGCGGCAGGCATAGGCATAAAGCCACAAAGAGCAGATTTCCCATCTGAGAGGATAGAAAATCTTGCAAAAGTGACGGCTCAAAAGGACCTTACCGACAAGACGTCGCTCAGCGAGTTCACTGCGTCAGTTGAGAACATAAACGGCTCTATTTTCACCGATTATGTCAAAACAAATGCTGACTTTCGCAGTAAGGCAGGACTTAAAGTCTACGTTATCCGTTCAGACCACAGCAAGTGCTGCGCATGGTGTTCAAAGCTTGCAGGAAAGTACGTCTATCCTGATGTTCCAAAGGACGTGTGGCGGCGGCATAAGCGCTGCACCTGTGAGATAACCTACGTCAATGAAAAGGCAGGCACATATGATCAAATAAGCTATTCAGACGTTCAAAACGGCAAAGAGATCGAAACACGCAAGCAGGTCACAAGGCTCACACCTGAGCAGGCGAGAGCTAAGGAAAAAGAAGTGCTTAGCAGGATTGACAAATCGAAAAAAAGTGGTATAATGAAATCAGGAAGAAACCTTGAACGAAAAGAGCAAAACATAGGTGCGTTCTCAACGTTGACAGTGCCAATGCAGAAAAGAGAAATTCTGAACATATGTAGAAAATATTCTATTGATACTAGCGGAATAACCTTTAAGATTCAGCGTTCTGAAAAACTCCTTGCACTTCCTTTTTATGGCTCAACAGACTATAATAACATAGGAAGAATAGACTTGTTCCCAAGTGCATTTTCTTCTGAAGAGGAATTAGTAAAAACCATATTGCATGAAAAGTGCCACGTTTTACAGCTAAAGAAACATGGCAAAGCATATGCTCAGCAAAACTTAGATTTAATGGAAAAACAAGCTTATAGGTTTGAACGATTATTTTATAGCTTGGTTACAAAGAGGTGATAGTATGAAATGGCTTGACAATCTAGCGAGTATAAAGCAGCTCCATAAGGCAGGCAAATGCCCATATTGCGGACAAGAAAATACAGATTACAGATTGCTTGAAATAAGCAGTGGTAAAGGATATGGAGATGTTTGGTGCAATGACTGTAAAAAAGCTTTTCATATTTCTCGTATAGAAGTATCAGAGACAGACATTCGAGAAAAGCAGTTACCTCCTGAACTCAAATATTAGTTAATAACCGCTCCGCTACGGCGAGGCGGTATTTTTATACCCAAAATCAGAAAGGAAGAATAATATGGGACTAAGCATAAAAGATGTCTATATTTTATGCCGAGCAAAAAGAGAAATCGCAGAAATTGAAATGAAAATTGGCAAGCAGGCAGATGATAATAGCGAGTATATCAACGCTCTTATACGCTGTGAGAACGCATTGACTTTTGTTTTAGCCAACAAAGAAAAAATAGTCAATTAGTAAACATCGGAACTAAGCACCTTAACGGGTGCTTTTTTAGTACCCTAAAAAAAGGAGGTAATTCCCTATTGAGGATAAGAGAGTCGGCAGGCAGACCCCCACCACAGCCCTTGTCCTGCCTTATGAGCAGACTAAGGGCAACGAGGCTGTAGAGTTATATAACAGCACAGGCAGAACTGCTCAGGAATGGCAGGAAATACAGCTATATGACATAATGGCGACCAATGACGAGGGATTGTGGACGCATATGAAATACGGCTACAGCGTGCCAAGACGTAACGGAAAATCTGAAATACTTATAATGCGTGCTCTCTGGGGACTTATCCACGGAGAGCGTGTTCTTTATACGGCACACAGAACGACCACCTCTCACAACGCATGGGAAAAGGTCATTGAACGTCTTGCAAAGGCAGGATATACCGAAAAAGAGGATTTCAAGACTACAAAACAGTTTGGCCTTGAACGTATCGAGTGGCTCAAAGATAATGACGGAGGTCTTATCAACTTCCGTACACGTTCATCAAAAGGCGGACTTGGTGAGGGCTATGACCTGCTCGTTATAGACGAGGCTCAGGAGTACACGGCTGACCAAGAAAGTGCATTGAAATACGTTGTTACCGATTCTGCAAACCCTCAGACACTGATGTGCGGCACTCCTCCCACTGCGGTATCATCTGGAACTGTGTTCTATCAGTACCGCCGTGACACTCTGAGTGGAACTAACGTTGACAGCGGCTGGGCAGAGTGGAGCATACCTGAAATGGCTGACGCACATGACCCTGAACTTTGGTATGAAACAAATCCCTCACTCGGCACGATATTAACCGAGCGTAAGATACGTTCAGAGCTTGGCAAAGACCAGACAGACGATAATATCCAGCGTTTAGGACTGTGGTTAAGATATAATCAGAAGTCTGCCATAAGCCGAGAGGAATGGCACAACTATCAGCTCGATACAGCACCAAAGCTTTCAGGCACGCCTGAACTATTCTTCGGCGTTAAGTATGCAAGATATACGGCAAACGTTTCTCTTGCAGTTGCTGTTAAAGCTTCTGACGGCAAAGTATTCGTTGAAGCTATTGACTGCCGCCCTGTGCGAGAGGGAAACGGCTGGATAATCTCATATCTCAGGAATCCTCACGCAAGGCAAGTGACCATAGACGGTGCAAACGGACAGGCTGTGCTTGAAAGTGATATGAAAGACGCAGGAGTTAAGTGCAAGGCTGTGCTTCCAAAGGTGTCAGAGGTGGTGCAGGCGTCAGCTCAGTTTGAGCAAAGTCTGTTTGCTGATAAGATATGCCACGCAGAACAACCTGCACTTGAGCAGGCTGTTTCAAATTGCGAACACAGAGCCATAGGCTCAGGCGGAGGTTTTGGTTACAGCTCTATTATGGAGGGTGCTGACATTTCGCTGTTAGAGTCGGTGGTGCTTGCACATTGGAGCTGTGCGAACGCTAAAGAAAAGAAAAAGCAAAAGATAAGCTACTGATATTTGAAAGGAATGATATTATGGCAGAAGAATTTGAGCCTGTCACAACGCAGGAACAGCTTGACAAGATCGTAAATGCCAAGCTGGAGGAAAACACAAATGCTGTCACAAAGCAGTTTGAGGGATATGTTTCCCCTGCTGATATGGCAGAAAAGGTCAAGGGCTATGAAACCACTATAGCAGACCTTACGGCAAAGGGCAAGGCGGCTGAACAGAGCCTTTTCAGGGTGAGAGCCGCACAGGAGTATGGACTTCCTGCGGAGCTTTCTGACAGGCTCAGCGGTGAGGACGAGAAGTCTATAAGAGCCGATGCAGAAAAGATGTCAAAATATTTCAAGACATCACACAACGCCCCTGATTTCAGAGCAGAGGGCGACCCAAGCAAAAACAGTGCGGAAAACGCACTTAGAAGAACACTTGAAAAGCTGAAAGGAGAATAATCATGGCAGAAACAATTAAGAGAGGCACACTTCTTGAGCCTGAAACAGTAACAAGCATTTTTTCAACAGTAAAGGGTCATTCCTCCCTTGCAAAGCTCAGCGGCAGAGATCCTGTATCTTTTAACGGCAACGACTATTTCGTTTTCTCTATGGACGATGAGGCGGACGTTATCGGTGAAAGCGAGGCTAAATCCGCAGGTAGTGCTAAGCTCGGCAAGGTGACGATGAGACCGCTCAAAATCGAATACGGCGCACGCTTCAGTGACGAGTTCATCTATGGAACAGACGAGAAAAAGCTTGAAGTCATGAAAGCATTTGCAGAGGGCGCAGCGATCAAGTTTGCTCGTGCTATCGACATTCTTGGTTTTCACGGAATCAATCCGAGAAAGAAAACTGTTGTCGCTGCTCTCGATAATAACTATATCGACAAGGCGGTAGCTGACAATAGTGCAAAGGTCGATTTTGACAGCACAGACCCTGAGGGCAATCTAGAAGACGCTATTGCTCTGCTTGGCGACTACGAGGCAACAGGCTTTGCACTTTCAAAGGACTTTGCCTCTGCACTTGCAAAGCTCAAGGTCAACGGCGTAAAGCAGTATCCTGAGTTTGGTCTTGGTGCAAATCCAGGCAATCTCAATGGCACAGCTTGTGACGTCAACTCCACTGTAAACTTCAATAAGGGTACAGACAGAGCTATCGTGGGCGACTTTGCGAGAGCCTTTAAGTGGGGCTATGCTAAGGAACTTCCTTTGGAGGTCATTCCTTATGGCGACCCTGATAACTCAGGCAGAGATCTGAAAGGACACAATGAGGTGTATCTCAGAACAGAGGCTTATATCGGCTTTGCTATCCTTGACCCTAAGGCATTTGCAGCCGTTCAGGCCGTTCAGGCAACAGAATGAGCAGCGTTTATGCCACTATCGACGACATAGCAGTATACGGACGAAAGCTTACATCACAGGAGCAGCAGGCGGCGGATAGTCTTATCGAGACCGCCTGCGCAAAGCTCCGTGTTATAGGCAAGCGTTATGGCGTTGATGTCAATACCCTTGTGACAAGTGATGAAGACTATGCGTTGACAGTAAAGGCGATAATCTCAAAGGCTGTTGTGAGAAGTCTTGACTGTTCGGCTGATAATGCACCACCTGCTGTGCAGGCGTCTCAGGCAGCTATGGGCTATTCGGTGTCAATGACTTATCTCAATTCAGGACAATCTTTATATTTTCTCAAAAACGAATTGAAAGAGCTTGGTATCATTCGTCAGAGGTGGGGAGCTATGGAGGTATATGACTATGAGAACAATGATAAAGGGAATTTCGGTGAAGCTTAAAGTACAGACGCAGACAGGTGTTGACGGCTTTGGCAGACCAACTTATGAGGATAGCTGGGAGCTTGTTGACAACGTTCTTGTGGGCGAGCCGTCGTCTGATGATGTTATAAGCGAGCTTAACTTATCGGGCAAGCGAATAGCTTACACCCTTGCAATTCCAAAAGGAGATACACACGTTTGGGAAAACACAGAGGTCGAGTTCTTCGGCAGGAAATTTTGTACCATAGGTTTCCCGATAGAGGGTATCGAAGAAAATCTGCCTCTTAGCTGGAACAAGAAAGTCAAGGTGGAACGCTATGGATAAGGTAAAGATAGTTCTTGACCGCAAGGCAGTAAGGCAAATGCTGCGTTCAAAAGAGGCTGAGAACATATGCCGTGAGTTTGCCGACAAAGCGGCACAGCGGCTGGGTGACGGCTACGAGGTGTCCACCTATTCAGGTAAAAAGCGTGTGAACGCAAGCATAAAGGCTGTGACCTACAAGGCGAGAAAGGAAACAAAGCAGGACAATGCCATATTAAAGGCGGTGCTGAGAAAATGATAGAAGAAGTTATACTGGACTATCTGAGCAAGAGCCTTGACGTTCCTGTGTTTATGGAAGAGCCTGCAAAGCCGCCGCAGAAGTATATCATCATCGACAAGCTTGGCTCGTCTGAGAAAAACAGACTATCTTCGGCGACCCTCGCCGTGCAGTCATACGGCGGCAGCCTTTACGAGGCGGCAAGGCTCAATCACACCGTCAAGGCAGCTATGCGTGACACTGTGATACTTGATGATGTCATATCCTGCAAGCTGAACAGCGACTACAACTACACCGATGAGGAAACAAAACGATACCGCTATCAAGCAGTATTCGACATACGATATTATGAAAAGGAGAGATAACAATGTCAAACACCAACAATGCAAACAACGTTACCGCAGGCAAGCCTAAGATAGGCGGTGCGGTATATCGTGCACCTAAAGGCACAACGCTGCCGACAGACGCAACATCGGCTCTTGCAGCGGAGTTCAAGTGCCTTGGCTATTGCTCAGAGGACGGACTTTCAAACGGCAATGACCGCTCAAACAGCAACGTAGCAGCCTGGGGCGGAGATGTAGTGCTCAATATGACCAACGCAGGCAGCGACACATTCACGCTGACGCTCATCGAAACGCTCAACGAGGAAGTGCTCAAAACGGTCTACGGCTCTGATAACGTCACAACTGCACTTGAGGGCAAGGATATAACAGTTGCCGTGAACGGCGGCTCTGACGAAGAGAGCGTGTATGTTTTCGAGCTTATCCTCAAGGACGGAGCTTTAAAGCGTATTGTAGTCCCTTGTGCCTCTGTAACGGCTCTGGGCGAGATCAAGTATATAGACACTGACGCAGTGGGCTATAACATCACGCTGACAGCCGTCAACGACAGTAAGGGCAACTCACACTATGAGTACATTCACCTGAAATCTGAGTAACAGGAGGAAGATCATATGCTTAAAGGTATCACAAAAAGCGGTTTTGACTATGAGATAGAGGATAAGGCTCTTGACAACTGGGAGCTGCTTGAATCACTTGTGGCGATAGATGAGGGCGACACTGCCGCTGTCATCAAGGTGGCAAGACAGCTCCTTTCCAAGGCACAGCTCGACAGCCTCAAAGAGCATTGCAGAGATATAGACACAGGAATAGTGTCAAGAAACAAGATGCTTGCAGAGATCGCCGATATACTGAAAGGCGAAGGCTCAGAGGGCGACAAAGCAAAAAACGCCTGAGGGCTGTCTGCGGACTTGCCCATATGATATGCCGTGATGAGATATCTCTTGTCTGTGATTTTGCAGAGGTCTATCACGTTTTTGATTACAAGTCGCTGTCAGCTCAAATGGCAGCGACACTTTTTGTGGGTCTGCGTCCGGACAGCCGTTGCAAAATGTCCCTCTCCGGAGATAAATACACCATTGACACTTTGCTTGCCGCAATGATATACGATAAGCTTGCGTGGCTTCAATGGGCGAAAACCAAAGACGGGGCAAGAGGGATAAATATGCCCGAAACCGTTGTATCAAAGCTTATAGGCTCTGATAAAGAGAATAATGCGAGAGGCTTTGGAAGTATCGAAGAATTTGAAATGGAAAGACAACGAATTATCGGAGGTGAAACGTAATGGCGGAAGGAACTAAGCTTGCGGACGCATATGTGCAGATAATACCTATCTCAGAGGGCATAACAGGCAGAATAAAAGACCTGTTCAAAGACCTGCCCGACGAGGGCGACAAGGCAGGCGACAAAACAGGCAGCTCCTTTGCCTCAAAGCTCAAAAAAGCTGTTGCGGCGGCAGGTGTGGGAGCGGCTATAAGCAAGGTCGTCACCTCTGCATTCACTGAGGGTGCGGCTCTTGAGCAGTCGCTTGGCGGTGTTGAAACGCTCTTTAAAAAGCACGCTGATATCGTCAAGAAGAACGCACAAGATGCCTACAAGACCGCAGGAGTAAGTGCAAACGAGTATATGGAGAACGTCACGAGCTTTTCTGCGTCGTTGCTTTCATCTCTTGGCGGTGACACTCAAAAGGCGGCTGAGGTCGCTCACACTGCTATGGTGGATATGTCCGACAACGCCAACAAATTCGGCTCGGATATGCAGTCTATACAAAACGCTTATCAAGGTTTCGCAAAGCAGAACTACACAATGCTTGACAACCTCAAGCTTGGCTACGGTGGAACAAAGTCTGAAATGGAACGGCTCTTGCAGGACGCTCAGAAGCTCAGCGGAGTTGAATACAACATTGATAATCTGAGTGACGTATACAACGCTATCCACACAATTCAGCAAAACCTTGATATCACAGGCACAACAGCCAAAGAGGCAAGCACCACCTTTTCAGGTTCATTCGCAAGCATGAAAGCTGCCGCCAAGAACTTTCTTGGTGTGCTTACATCAGGTGGTGATGCTGATAAGGCTTTCAATGACCTGATAGGTTCGACAGAAACATTTTTCGGTAACGTAAAGCGACTTGCAAAGAGCTTTGTATCTCAAACGGCAAAGGTATTTGATTCAGCAGTTGGTCAGCTTTTTGAGAAAATGGGCGTTGACGCAGAAAATATAGAGGGCGTTATAGAGGGTGTTCACAACGCCCTTAAATCCATAACAGCGGCAATTGTGACATTCATTGCGGTGTCAAAGGTGTCTGCGGTCACAAAGTCCTTTGAGGGGCTTACTCTGCAAATGATACAAGGCAAGGCTATGGCAACGGCCATGAATGCCGAAATGGCTATAACTCAAAATCTTGCGGCAGGTATCGCCGCAGGTGTTGCACTCATAGGCAGTGCGATCATAAATCATTTTGCCAATGAGATAGACGTCACAGAAAGCAGTATAGTGAATTTGTCCGAGAGCGTCAAACAGTTTTCGGACAAATGTCTTTCCACCAAGAGTGCCGTTGAAAGTCTTCACGAAGAACTTGCCGACAGCACAGACAGTAATAAAAAGCAGGCTGACTCTTATCGTGCACTCAATGACAGGCTCAAAGAGCTGAATGAAACTGAAAATAAAAGTGCTGATGAAAAAGCCGAAATGCAATCTATTATAGATCAGCTCAACGGCGATATAGACGGACTTAATCTGACCCTTGACGAGCAGACAGGCAGCCTTAAAAACAACGTAGCAGCAGTGAGCAATATGCTTGACGCTTATGCGGATATGCAGGACACGAAAGAGCTTCAGGATAAGCTTGCGGAGGCTCTGAGAAACCAAGCGGCGGCTCAGAACGAGTATGATGAAGCACTTGAACGATACAAGCAGGCTAAGGCTGACGGCTTGACAGGTGATGATTTTGACGCACTTGCACTGTCCCTCAACACCGCTCACGGTGCACTTACAACAGCAAACAATGACCTTTCCTCTGTAAGACAGTCCATAGAGGAAGCAAACACCGCTCAGAAAGAATTTGCCGACGCTTATGCTCTTACAACAGGCTCGATAGCAGAACTCTCGGAAGAAACGCTGTCGCAGATAAATGACATCTGCGGCAAGTATGCAGACGCATACAAAACCCAGCACGATCTTGTGTTCGGACAGATAGATCTTCTTGACGAGTTCTGTGGAAAGTCAGATGTGACCGCCGAACAGCTTATCGCAAATCTTGACGATAACATAAACGGCTTTACCGATTGGGAGAACAACCTTGCCAAGCTTAAGAAAAAGGTCGCAGACGGCATTATCTCACAGGACTTTTACAACAATCTTGAAGAAATGGGTCCAAAGGGTGCAGGATACGCAAAGGCTTTTGTCGATATGTCAGACAAAGAACTCAAGAAATACTCTGCCAAGAGCAAGGGCATTTTTGACGAAATGAATGACTACGTTGACAGAAGTATGAGCAAGATGAAAGATTCTTCTGCAAAGCTCCTTGCAGACCTTGTTGACCTGCCGTCACAAAACTACTACAGTATGCGGACGGCGTATGAAGTACTAGGACAGTACGCCGCAGACGGCTATGCAGACGGCATACAGAGCAGAATGTCATTTGTAAGTGCCACAGTAAATGAAATGGTCATAAGGGGCATAAACTCCGCAAGACTTGCACAGGATTCACACTCGCCTTCAAGAGTTTTCCGCACGCTGGGCGGATATGTGGGCGAGGGCTATGCACTGGGTGTGGCTGATGAAACGTATCTTGCAGTGCAGGCTTCTGAAAACATGGTCAGATCTGCAATACAAAGTGCCAGCAGTGTTGACAGCAGGATAGATGTATCTTCACTGAGGAAACAGACAGCTACACAAACTGTGCCTGATACGTCAAACATGGGTATGCGGTCGGCTATACTCAACGCCCTTGCAGAGTATGCCTCTGTTGACGGCAAAAGCACCAAACAGCCTATCAATGTAACTGTGGAGATAGACAAGCGAGCTGTTGGCAAGGCTGTGGTAGAAGATATAAACTCGCTGACAAAGCTTAATGGCAAGTCACCGCTTGTATAGGAGGTAATGCAATGGAATATCTTAAATTTGGTGATACTGAAATAGCTGTGCCGACAACGTTCACAATAGATAAGAAAAAAATAATGTCCGATAATGCAGGGCTTTCCTCGACCTGCAAATATGTGGGTGACGTAAAGGGGCTACAGACCACGCTTCACATAGAGTGGGCAAATCTTAAACCGCAGGAAGTAGCAATTATAAACGAGTATGTTCTGAATGTGCAGGACGCTGATTTTCCTGTTACCTACCTTGATGAAACGTTCAACATGGTCACGGTACGTTTTAGGGCAGAGGGTACAACATACGAGCAGTGGGGTTGGGATAAGAAAAGACAGCTTTGCAAGGTGCTTTCCCTTGACCTTTATGCCTATTCCGGTACAGGTGAGGTGACATAAATGTACACAGTAAGCGACATTGTATCATCAAAGATAGAGAGCTATTGCAGAACGTGGAGAATGGAGCTTGAAGACACAAACAGCATACTTACAGGCGACAAGATAGTATCTGCAAGCAGTACAGCTCAAAGCACGTCCTTGTCTGACGACATCGAACTAGGTGCCGTGTGTTCGCAATCGTGGAACATGACCATAAGTGACACTGAAACAGCGTTTCTCGGCAAAGAGTATGACACATATCTATACCTCATAGACTACGAAACTAGCGGCATACTTGCAGGTGAAAAGATACGAATGGGGCGTTTCACCTGTGTAAAGTCGAAAAAGTCGGGCGGCAGTGTTCAGCTGACAATGGCGGATAGGCTGTATTTCTCGGACAAACCGTATGTACCTCACATACCTATCCCGAACTGGAATAGATCCGTTGAAGACGACATTTGCAGACAATTAGGATTGCAGAACGGCAATGACTACACAGAGGTGCGACTACTGCGTGACAAGGACGGCAGACGGTTGATAGATAAGAACGGCAAGGTGCTGTACTCAAAGTATTTCTATTTCAAGGTCGGCTCATTGCTAAAGGACGTGACCATGCGCCAAATGTTGTCCTATCTGGCTTCTGCTCAGGGACAGTTCGGGTATGTTGACAGGTACGGAAAGTACGTCCGAAAGTGGTATGGCAAGAGCGTGAAAACATTGGATAACAACACAATAGACCTGCCAACACTGTCAGAAAGGCAGAACGTTATCGTGGGCATTATCTGCAAAGTCAGTGATGATGTAACGCTGTTGCTTGGTGTGACAGATACCACGCAAGGACGTGTGCTAGAGTTTGAAAATCCGTACATGACAGAGTCTTTGCTACAATCTCTGTGGCGCAGGATAGGAGGTTTTTCGTGGTACACCACTGAGCTGTACCACAGACTTGGTGACCCACGTTTCGACATAGGTGACGTGGTGACCTACACCAACGGCACAGACAATTATGATATACCGATAACAAATTTAGGATTTAACTTTGACGGAGGGCTTTCAGCAGACATTTCTGCGGTAGGTCTGAGCGTTGAAGAACAGCTTTAAGGGGGGGCGAGATAATGGCTGATGAAAATTTGACATTGGCGCAAGATATCACTGAGAATGACTATCCTATGCAACACGCAGGTGAGGAAATCGATGAGATACTGAGCCGAGCCGGCAAGATACACTATGGCACTGTGGAATACAAGATGACGGGAGCAAATGCGCTGATGCGGATACCGCTTGGACTGACTTTTGCGCCTAAGCAGGTCATAGCAACGCTACGGCAGACAGCCGCACCAACACCATATCAGAACTACTGTACCCACGTTAGTGGTTCGGGAAAGTCGTACTATCTGAACGTCTGCATGGGATCTAATAACGGGTCAACAGTGGAAAACGTGCCGACAGGAACATACTATGTTGATTACATTGCAATAGAGTAAAGAGGGGTGATTAAATGACGATAACATTAAATTCAGACTATGACGTAACACTAAGCACAGCCCTACTGGGCTATGTTGGTGAAACAAATGCTAGACCCGTGTCTGTCGAGGGCATGGAGATAGACGGCGCAGACCGCTATGTGTTGACTATAGATTACGGTGACGGCGTTCAGTATGAGGTCGATATCACAGGCGGACAGTGGACGCCAACGGCAGATATCTTGCGTTCAGCGCAGACAGTTTCGTGCCAGATATGTGCAAAAAAACTGTCAGGCGACGAGTATATTTTAGTTAAAAAATCACGCATATTCCGCCTGAGAATAGGTGCGGCTATAGGCGATAATGCTATCCCGTCACCTGACGTGGCGATGGACGCACTAGACCGCATAGACGCCATAGGCAGGCAGGCGCACGCAGATATGCAGACAGCCGTCACCGCCGCAGAAACAGCGACAACAGCGGCAGAGAACGCAAAAAAATCTGCCACAGCCGCAGGTGTATCAGCAGACACGGCAGAACAGGCAGCAAGCCGAGCTGAAACCGCAAAGACATCTGCTGAAACGTCCGCAACGCAGGCAGACACTGCCATGCAGGGCACAGAAACCGCACGTGCTGAGGCGGTCACAGCACAGAACGCCGCTAAGATATCCGCAGCCCAAGCATCTGCATCGGCACAGCAGACCACAGCCGACAAGAACATAACGGCAGGCTATGCTAAAACTGCAAAGACCTGCGCTGACAGCACTGCAGCGGACAGGCAGGCGGTGCAGGAAATGGCAACACAGGTGACGGCGGACAAGACCACAGTGGCAGACCATGCCGCTAAGGTCGCAGAGGATAGAACAGCCGCAGAAACAGCCGCACAGACAGCACAATCGGTGGCTGACAGCCTGCCTGATGACTACACTACAGCGGTTGGAAAGATAGCCGAAAATACAGCTGAAATTTCTGCGGTAAAGCTGACGGATAAAGAATTGACAAGACGTGTAAATGCACTGTTTGACATAGGTCAGGGTGTGACGCATAAATTTGAAACTGATACAGATACGGCATATACCAAGACAGTTCCGACAGGGGCGAAGCTGATGTCGGTGAAGTCAATAGGCGGTCATTCTGAGGCCATTGACGGGGAGATTATCAGTGCTGGTACGACAGAAATTGTCGAGCAGGGAAAGAATTTGTTTGACAAAAGCGGCAAAGAAAATAGCGATGCCTATACAATTCCGATGTATTATAACGGTAGGTACAAGGGTTTGAAAATTCCGTGTGAAAATGGTGATTATACGGTATCAACAAAACACAAATCTGGGTATGTTTCGGGCATGAGCAAATCAGTGTATGTGTTTGATTCTGAAATCCGCACTGATAATAATATAACAGGACTGATTATAGAACACTTAACTGGCTATGGTTACAATGTCGATAAAACTGGAATTATCTCGGTTAAACACGGATACATTATTTTATCTGTATTTAGTGGAGAGTCTACAGGCACTGATAGAAAATCATTTTTTGATTTGTGCGATATTCAAATTGAAAAATCCCCAACCGCCACAGCCTACGCCCCCTACCACA